ATTGCAAATGCAATCAAATCACACAATGCTCCAACAAACACTTTCATTGAAGGAATTTGTGCATCAATTTCAACTATTGTTGCACTTGCATCTGACAAAGTGTATATGAGTGAGAACTCTCTATTCATGATTCACAATGCTTGGGGAGGTTCAATGGGAGTTGCAAAAGATTTGAGGAAACAAGCAGACATTCTTGAAAAAATATCCAATGAAATTGCAAATGTTTATATCAAGAGAACCAATCTTTCCAAAGATAAAATTCAGGCAATGATGGAAGAGGAAACTTGGTTGACTGCAACAGAGTCAATTGAAGCAGGATTTGTGGATGAATTGACAGAGGCATTGAAAATGGTGGCACAATATGATGTTTCTAAATTTAAGAACATAACAGAAGAAAAAATCAATTTAATATTAAATAAAAAAAGCAAAGAAATCATGAGTAAAAATTCAGAAGACAAATCCATCTTGGAGAAAATCAAAAATATTTTTGCAGAAAGTTCTGACATCACTCCAAAAGCATTGGAAGAAGAGGAAGAAATAGAGCAGGAAGAAGAAAAAATTGAGGATGCAGAAGAAATGCCTGATTGGTATAAAAAAACATATGAGGAAATGAAAGACAGAGTTCAGAACCTTGAAGATGCAGTTGCAGACTTGAAAGAAGACAAAGAAAATGCAAAAGCAGAATTGGTTGATGCACTTGGACAATTGGAAACTTCCAATGAAACAATTGTGGCAATGGGAACTGAAATGGCAAAACTTGGAGCAACTCCAACACACCTTTCTCCTCAGTCTGACCCTTCTCCTGTTAAAGTAGAAAACAAAGTTGATGCAAACACTGATTCATTCAATGCACTTGCCGACTTATTAAAGAGTAAATAATAATATTAACAATAAAAAACAGAAAAAATGGCAAATGTATCAGCAAATAGTATAGCAGTCGCATATAATGGACAATATGCAACCAAGATGTTGCTTGAACCAATGTTCACTTCTGATGATATTATGAGAAATTATACTATCTATCCGAATGTGAAATACAAGCAAAATGTATTTTTAGCAAATTCACTCAGAGACATCACTGAGTTGAATGAAGGATGTTCAGATTCTTCATGCACACCATCAACTTTTGACATTGATGACAAAGTAATCACAACCTCAAATGTTGCAGTGAAATTGGAGCAGTGTTGGAAAGAATTCTATGATGAATTCATTGTGGAATCATATAAAAATGGAATCAATATGCCTGATTTGACAGGCACACAATTATCAAAAGTGATTCTTGATAGAACAAGAAATGGAATCAAATCAGATGTTGTGAGAAATATGTGGGGAGGAGACACGAATTCAGCCACTTGCACCTACTCTTGGGCAGATGGTTTGTTTGTGTTGATGGATGCAGGAGGAGTTTCAGTTGGAACAGGAACAACAGGAGCAGTTCCAGGTTCTCCCTTGTATCAAGCAGTTGGTGGAATTCTTCCTGGTGGAGATGGAGCAACTTTATTGGATGCAGTATGGCAAAATGCAAGTGCAGACTTGCAACAAATTCCTGCAAGAGAAAAAAGAATCTTTGTGACTCCCAATATCTACAATTCCTATTATGCAAGTTTGACAATGATTGGACAAACAGGAGCAGTTGACTATGGACATAGTGAAGTTCAAAGTGGAGCAAACTACACAAGACTTCATTTCAGAGGAGTTGAAGTTGTTCCAATGTATGAATGGGACACAATTTTGACTGCACAAGACCCTGACCTTTGGGATAGTGCAGGGACTAACTATAAGCAAGGAGCAATCTACACTGCAAAAGCCAACTTGATGATAGGTTCTGATGTGAATGACCCTGCAAATGAGTTGAAAATGTTCTATGATCCAATTTCAGACAAAATGTATATTCGGTCTTATTTTACAATGGGCTATCAGTTTGGATGGAGCAACTTGGTGAGTGCATCAACATTAGTTTAATTGAATTCTAACCTATTAAAAATATGAAAACATGGCAATAGATGAAGCAATTGCAGTCGGTTGTGCCGATTTGCAAAGAAAAGGTGGACTCAGATATGTAGGTTTGTTTGATTGGACAGATTTGAGTGGGCAACAAATAACATATTCAGGAGCGCAACATTCAATCACTTCTCTTGGAGCAACTGAAACAGGAGTTCTTTTTGAATTCAAGGATGAAACTGCAACTTTGAACATTTCAGCATCAAAAGAAAATGGACAAACTGCATTTGAAATCAGTGTGGAGATGTATATTCCAAGAATGGATGCAACAAAATTCAATGCAATTGACAAGGCACAAGATGTGTGTTTGTTTGCTTGTGTTCAAGACACAAATGGCATAGATTGGATTCTTGGAATTTCTGAGGATTTTGAAAATGTGGATGTAAATTATAGGAATCAAACTTATGGGAAACTGAATGCATTGGAAGGAACAACTTCTTCTGCATATACTGAAGAAAACGGAATCACTTTGACTTTTTATTGTAGACAATTCTGTCTTCCTTATACATACACAGGAACAAACACAATTGACACAAGTGCAGGAACAATGGAACTTTCATAAAAAATAGAAGAACTCCTGTCAATTGATGGGAGTTCATCTTTTTTGAATGGATTGTTGTGGTGATATAAAAGAGCAGATTCCACTAATAGTAGAAATACACAAATATTTGACAATGGCACACTATAAAGCAAAACAAAATTCAGGAATGACTTCATGTCAAGGACATTCATTCAAATGGGCAAAATGCACAGAAGAAGAATTGGCATTTGCATATGAAGAACTTGGATTGAAAGATTTTGTAAAAAAAACAAACACCAAAAATGAAGAAAAAACCAAGTCCAACAAGAAAGCCAAAGAGTCAGGTGAAACTGACAAAGGGAAAGAGTGATATTCTTTCCTTTGGAGTTCTGAATCTTGCAATTCCTCAACATATAGAAGAACCTCAGAACATTGAGAATGTTCAAACAGAATGGATTCAATGGGGTTGTGATAATTTGTTTCCACAATACCTGGCAGAACTCAAAAGACAATCTCCAACTCATAGGGCAATACTGACTCAGAAAGCAACCTATTCAGCAGGGAAAGGATTTTCAACCTCAGATGAATCTCTTGCAGACTTTTTCAAAAGAGTCAATGCAGACTCAGAGACAATGAGGGAAGTCTATAAGAAACTTGTTGATGACTATTTTGTTTTTGGAAATGCATTCATGGAGATTGTGCAATATGAAGGAGGATTCAATGTCTATCATGTAGATGCATCCACTTGCAGAATTGCAAAAGACCACAAGTCAGTCTTCATTTGTCCTGATTGGGCAGAATATCAGATGTTGGAAGACAAGATGCAGAACATTCCTTTCTATCCAAAATTCAAATCAAGCAGAACAATCATTCAATTCAAAGACTATGAACCAACTTTCCACTATTATGGACTTGCTGACTACATTGGTTCTTTGGAGCATATTGCAATTGACTATGAAATTGGAAAATGGAATCATTCTAAGTTCAAAAATGCCTTTCAACCATCTGCTCTCATTGAAATCAATGGAGATATGTCTGAGGCAGAGGCAAAGAAAATGGTGAATGAAGCACAACAGAAATGGCTTGGAGAAGGAAATCAAGGAAAAATCATGTTCATTGTCAAGGGGAGTGGAGACACAACTCCTGCCAATGTTCAAATCATAAAAGATGACCAAGATGGAAGTTGGGATGTTCTACAAGCAATCACAATTCAATCAATTCACACTGCACACAGATGGCAACCTTCTCTTTCAGGAGTTGTGAGTGCAGGAAAGATGAATTCCACAGGAGCAGAAATCAGAATTGCATATGAAATAGTTCAGAACACAATCATTGTAGAAACAACAGAAGTCTTCTTGGAGAAATTCACCAAGATTTTCAATCTTTTGGGAGGATATGACACAGAGGATTTGGGACTAATCTTTGAACCTCCAATTTCCTATCTCTCAGACATCAAGTCAACAGATGTCTTGACTATCAATGAGCAAAGAGAAATTCTTGGGAAAGACAGAATTGAAGGAGGTGATGTTTTCTATGTTCAATTGCAAAAAGGAACAGAACAAAAAGTGGAAGAAGGAGCAGTTGAAGAAACCACAGAAGATGACAAAGTAATTGAAGAGAAATTTGACTATCAAATAATGGAAACGAATGGGAAACTATAGACAATACGCCAACCTCATCACTGCTCCTGAAGTGATTGCACAAGCATTCACCAATGAGAACACTGATGACTATTTGATTTCTGATGATGTTGTTGTGATTACAGAATTGACACATTTGAAACCTGTCCTGAGTTTGAAATTCTATGAAGAATTGAAACTTGAAAACAACAATGGAACATTGACTCCTGACAATCTTATCTTGATGACATACTATTTGAAACCTGCATTGGCATGGTTGGTGAGATTTGAAGTTGTGAATGAGATTCAAAACAATTCAACAAGTGCAGGAGTCGTTACAAATATTGATGAATTTGCAACTGCCTTGCAACCAAATCAATTGTCTGACTATGTTCAAGACACATATAGGAAAGCAAAAGTGATGTTGAATGACATGATTGAGTTTTTGAGACATTCTGACCAAGCAGGACTCTATCCAACATATAAAGAGAACAACAAACTTGGAAACTCCACTTGGAAGAATCATGGAATTATCATGTATGATAGTGCAACAGACTATTGTGCATCCCTGAAAGGATATGGTTCTGAGAGATACAATCCACTTTGTCAAACTTGCTAAAAAATAAATAAAATATAAATATAACAAATAGAAATTATGCCAAATAGAACAATTACAAACAACACTGCTGACATCTACACTGCTGATTTAATGTTTGAAGATCATGGAAAATGTTACACAACAAAAGTTCTCATTCCAGCTGATGCTGAATGGAACAGAAGTGCAGATACAGATGACTATGCAGGATGTTGGAAAATTGTTATTCTTCAACCTGAAACACAACTTGATGAACTTGAAGCTGACAATCTAGAAGTAGCTGATTGCACAAAACTTAAGGCAGTAACATTCGCAGAAGGAACAGAATTGATGGGGAATGTTTTTTCCAAAGTTTCAGTCAGTGCAGGAATGGTGATATTGTATCTGGATTGCCACAACTCATAGGATATGCCTTGTCTAAAATGTGAAAATGGATTGTGGAAGTTTGGGAAAACAGGGAAATGTGAATATCAAACCAAAGGAGATTGTGAGACTGCAAATGCAGACTATTATTCTTATGACCACTCCTTTGAATTCACAGAAGAACAAATGACTGAACTCCATGAGAATGGACAAGTCCTGGTGAAAGTAAAAGAAGGAGAAGAAGAAATGGAGATTCTCTTCATATATAAAAAAGAAGATGTGGAGTCTCTTGCTGAAGAAAGCACAAAAATGACAAACCAATATAAAACATATTATGGCATCAAATGAACATTCACTTCTGAGCAATGCAAACATCCATGTTCCAAAGGATTTCTCTATTGCTACAAATGACACCATGCTCACCAAAAACAATAGTGGAAATCTTGAATGGGTTCTATGCAACAAAATCAAAACAAACATCTATCATGTGCAGGGATATGTTCCATCTACTTTGACAAATTATCAATATAGAAACAACATATCAGACCCTCAATCTCCATTTGAAATGGCACAAGACTATGGGAGTGCAACCATTGGAGCAATTGATTTGGATGTGAGTAATATTTTCAGAAGTGATGGGCTTGTGATTCCACAGGCATCAACAATTCAAAAGATTGAGGGTTGGTTGACTTGCAATGTGGCAACAACCAACTATATTGGAATCTGTAAAATTGAACCTGTGGAGGATGATTCAAATGCAATTCCTCCTATTCAAATTGATGAAATTTCAATCACATCAACCTCAGTTGGTTCTTTGAATGACAAAATGTGGAGTTTTTCAGAAACCACTTTTGATGATTCAAGTGTTGCAAAAGCAGATATCTTGTTTCCAATGGTGAAGAGTGATGAAGTTGGGGCAGTCCTTTATTTCAATATGACAATAGAAATGGGAGCAATCAGTGGAACTCCTTAAAAAATAAAAAAATGAAAATGACAAATGACACAATCCAAGTGATAGTTGCAAACTCCACAGGAATTGGAGTGAGTTTGAGCAATGTCAATGACTTATTGACTTTTTGTTCTCTAAGTCTTGCAATTCTGTTCACAATTTACAAATATTTTAAAATAAAAAACAAATAAAATGGCA